CCCCAATCACCGATGTGGCACGCATCCTCATCGAATGTTTCGGCCCCGATGTTGAAACATGCGAAAACATGACCGCCACGGCCAGGGCCGCGCTCCGAAACGCCATCTCCACCACCGTGGAGAGCGCGTGGATCCGCAACTGGTCAAACGAACAAGGACCTGTCGACTTTCCGCACCCGGAAATCATCGACATGGAGCGGTGGCAATTTCAGGGCAACTTGAGCTTGTCGACCGCCCCAATTCTGTCAGTTCCCCCAGGCAGCTAACTGAATAACAACTCAATAAACAACTAAATAACAACCTGTCAGGCCCGTCCCGGAAGCCTGAAAGGGGCAACAACATCATGCCAGATTCATCTATCATCTGGGCGCCTACCCGCCCGGATTCCGGTGGGGTTTTCTACCGGGCACCGCTGGGAACCACACTCCCCACCAACGCCACCTCACCGCTGAACGCTCTGTTCGTCGACCACGGCTGGTTGGGCGAAGAGGGCATCACCGTGATGACCGAACGGGATACGCAGAAGCACTACGCCTTCGGCTCCGACCTCGTCAAGACCACGCAGGGCTCCTACGCGGAATCGCTGCAACTGTCACTGCTGGAATGCGACCCGGACGTGTTGGAGACGGTGTTCGGCCCCGGCTTGACCTTGGGCACCGACGGTGCCGGTAACCGCACCATCAAGGTGGAACATCGCTCCAAGCAGCTCCCCCGGTCGGCGTTCGTCGTCAACACCGTCGACGGCAACAAAACCCGCCGCCTGGTCATCCAGGAAGGCCAAGTTGTCGATGTGGGCGAAATCGTCTACGTGCACAACGACCTGCTCAAGTACACGATTACCGTCGATTGCTACAAGCCCGCCAGCGGGAACAGCGAAGCGGTCATCGAGTACATCCACGACGCTGGCCACGCCGCAGGGTCGTAACCCAAGCCTGCGGTGGGTGGTGTCTTGGGACGGGCCTGCCACCCACCGCAGCCCCGCATCAGGCCCGTCACATTTCGGAGGCATGAATGTACAAGCCGATGAAACCCAAGCCGGCGAAACCGGTGAAGGTCGTACCCAAGCCGAAACGCAATTAAGGAAGGCCCGTCCCCATGCCAAAACCCATCATCGGTGCCAATCACAAGTCGGCCCGCATCGAAATCGTGTTGCCGGTCGACTCCAACGGCGACTACGCATTCGACGAGAACGGTGCACCAGTAAAAGGCCGCACCCCGGTCAGTTTCACCGTGCCCCGCTTCGATTGCATGTCTCGCCAGCAGTTCAAAGAACTAAACAAAGCCCTGGCGGCCATCGACGACATGAAAGACGACGACGGTGAACCGTTAACGCCGCAAGACCGGGGCATCGAAACGGTGCTGTCGATGCTCAAACCGTTTATCAACGAAACCGAGCTGCACGTCATCAACGGCTTGCACTTGTTTGAGTTGGAGCAGATCGCGGAACTCATTCAGAACGGCTCCACAATCACTGTGGGGGAATTGGTGGCCTCGACCGACTCCTAGACGAGTCTGGCGGGGCCATCAATTTTGATTTGATGACCATGACCGGTTACACCCTTGACGATGTGGGGGAGCGGTTGTCGTGGAATGACCTCCGAGACTTCGTCACCCATCTGCCACCCACCTCGGAGTCGGCCTTCTATCGGAAAACCCATCCGCAGTCCTGGTGGTGGACACCGGAGCTGGACTTCTTGGGTGCGGTGCTGGCGGCGACGCAGTGGGGTAACTGGCAGCGCGGCGGCGGTAAGGGCGACAAACCTAAACAGGTGAAACGGCCGGTCGACAAGCCGACGGCGGCACCCGGAAGCACACCCACATCGGCCAAAGACTTGCAGGCCCGAAAAGCGAAACTGAAATCGAAGATGGAAAGGATGGGCCGTGGCGACTGAACTCGGAACTGGCTATGTGTCCATCGTTGCCGAAACCAGACAACTCGAAGCCGGCATCAAAAAGGCTTTACAGGGCGGCGGAAAAGCCGCCGAAGTTGCAGGCAAAGATATCGGCTCCCGCATCTCGGCGCAGGCATCAAAAGCACTCAAGAGTGGGTGGCGGCCCGACCAAGACATCATGGCCGGCATCCCCAACACCAAACTGGACCGCATCGGTGCCCGTATCGGCCAGGTCATTGGCAAGGGTGCCGTGGCCGGGATGCGCGGCAAGCAGATCGGTGCAGAGTTCGGGCAATCGTTCGCTTCCGGGGTGGGCAGTGTCGGTTTAGGTCGGGTCATTGCGGGGTGGCGCAGCGAACTCGGTGGCCGCGGCGCAATGAACAGCATCGGCATGGTCGCCGGTAAAGCCCTCTCCTCGGGTTTGACCGCGGGGGCCGGGCTGGCCATCGCCGGAATCGGTTTGTCGCTCACTAAAGGTTTCGACCGGCTTGTCGCGTTAGATACCGCGAAAAACAAACTTGAATCGTTGAACAAAGCTGCCGCCAAGTTCGGCAGGCCGATGGTCGACGTCAAGCAGGCAGTTCAAGATGTTACCGACGTCGTTAGCGGAACCCCGTTCTCCTTAGATGAGGCTTTCGGCACCGCGGTGGGCGCTATCGGCGCCGGGGTAAAAGACGTCAAGGGCTACATGACGTCGGTCGCTGACGCCGCCGCTATCGGCGGCACCAGCATGGCCGAAATGGGCGACGTGTTCCAAGACATCGTCAACAAAGGCAATGTCAGCGGGGAAGCGTTAGCCCGACTGGACACCCGATTCCCGGCCACGTCGTGGATAAAGGCGTCGGTCACCGCCAGCGGCCAAGACTTCGACGCCTTGCTGGCTAAGGGCGAAATCACGATGGCGATGCTCCAACAGAGCATCAACGACAACGCCGCCGGCATGGCGCAAGGCTTGGGCAACACCCTGTCGGGCGCGATTATGAACATGCAGACTGCGGTTGCCAGGGTCGGCGCTAACTTCCTCACCGCACTGTTCGGCGGCCAGTCCGGGGATCCGGCGCAGGGCATGAAAGAGTCCATCAACACCATCACCACCAAGCTCAACGAACTCGGTGCGTGGATCAACGCCAACAAAGAACAAATCCGCACCTTCTTCACCTCCGCGGCTGAGGCAGCCCGCGGACTGGTCGGTGTCCTCGGAAGCATCCTCGGATATCTCAAAGAACACCCCGGCGCTATCCAAGCGGTCGTTGTGGCGTTCGTGGCATGGCAGGGCATCACCGGGATTGCCACCGTCGTCACCGCAATCGCAGGGTTGAATGTCGCTTTGGGGGCGACGGCAGGTTTGGCGGCAGCCGCGCTAGGCCCGTTGGCAGCTATCGCCGGAATCATTGCGGGCGGTGCTATCGGCGGGGCCACGCTCAACAACGCCATCAACTCGGTGGGGGCGCAGTCCGAAGCCGGATTGAACATGCTCAACCAGGCCACCGCACCCGGCATGGGTGTGCCTGGGGCTTCCCGAGACCCCATCTTCCAGCCCACACCGGCACCGGCACCGACGCCCCGGTACAGAGGCAAGCCTGGCAGGGCAGACGGCGGCATGATCATCGGGCCCGGAACAGGAACCTCGGACTCTATTCCGGCGATGCTGTCCGACGGCGAACATGTGTTCACCGCTGCGGATGTTCGCGCAATGGGCGGGCAAGACAAGGTTTACCAATTCCGGGCAGCTCTGCACCTAGCTAAAGGCGGCGATGGCTTCGGTGACAAAGTCCGTAAAAGCGACAAAAGAGGTCCCGGCCAAGAAGGCCAAGACCGCAACCCGTACAGTCCAGAAACAACACCAGGTTTGCAGCCGGGACAAGGTTGGGGGATTAGCGGCCCTAGTGGCACCGACTTTGGCTGGGATTGGGATTGGTGGATCAAGGGCGGTTTCTTCGGCCCCAGCATTCTGAATAAAGACAAACGAATCAAGATGTTTTCGCGTGGCGGCGCGGTCAAAAAACTGACAGACATGCGAACCGCGGGCGCAATGCCCGCCGCCGCCGGCAACACCGCCCCGGTCGGCGGATCGGCCCTCTCCGGCATCATTGATATGGGCGGCGAACTCATTAACGGTGTCATCGACCAGGCCGCCTCAGCGGTATCGACTGCGGCCAATGCGGCAGCGATGGCAGGATCCTTTGGCGCGGCAGGTCCTGTTGGCGGCCAAGCGGCCGGCAACGCATCGCAATTTGCTATCGGTTTGGCGTCCGACACTGCCAAGCGCGGAATCTCGTACGGTTTCGACCTGTTGGGTATCGGCGTCGACTCACTGATGGAACAACTCACCCCGTTCGGGCAACCCCGACTTTTGAACCAAGACGTTTCTGGTTTTGTGCCCCAAGAAGCAATTAGCGGTGCCCTCAAGAACTTGATGACTGGCGGCGCCAATAAAGCGGCCGGAAATGTTGACCCCAATACCACCGAGCACGGCACCGCCAACGGGGCGGAACCTGGTGCAGTCCCAGGACCTTTAGAAAACCTTGGGCAACAAATTTTTGATGGATTCAGCAAGATTCTGCCGTCAGGTCCCATTGAACCTGTCACACCGACAGCAATGGTCGGTGACGCTGGCTCGTTCCTGTCGACCGAGCTAACGGCTCCCGAAGCTGCTCCACCCAATCAGCAACCCATCTTCAAAGTTGACAACATTTACACCCAAGACGTTGACAGCCTTGGACGTGAGTTAAACAAGCGCGGCCGGCTGGCACAGATTCAATACACGAACAGGCCAGGTCCCTAAATGCCAGATCCCGGAATTAACTCTATCCGCATACGGCGGGGCAACGCCCTGTTCAACGTGCACGGCCAAGACGCCGGCCGCGAAGGTGTGTGGCTGGCCAAAGGCCAAGTCGAAGGCATCTACGACGCACCCATCAAGTCGACGTGGAAAACCGGCGCATTCCAGGTCGGGTCAACACAAAAAGCGATCAAGCGGCTGCACCGCGACATGGAGCTCGGCTTCCACATCTCCGACAGCTTGAACGACTCCTTCGAGTTCAACGAAAGCTTGTTTCGGCAGATCTTCTTCTATGAAGAGGACCAGTGGTCGACCAGCCCCAAGAAAACCAGCATTGAGGTGTCGACCGAAATTTCGGGCACCCGCAAGCTCGACGTCCTCATGTACGAGCAGCCCGACTTCTCCCCGCCGACCGATCCGCTGCAACAGCAGTACGGCAACTTGGTGTTGAAGCTGCGGGCCGGTGAACCGATGTGGTACGAGGACAACGTCGTCGACCAGTTCACTTCCGGGGCGACGTCGGCATCGGGCACGATCACGGTGTCGAATCCGACTGACCAGGTGATGTATCACAAGTGGGTGTTGACGCCCGGTATTTGGACGCTCCCGGACTTTGAGTGGGTGGGCGACCCCGGTGAACGCATCCCGGGTGGCGATAACGCTTCCCGCATGATCAACGACATCACGATCACAAGCGGCAACGGCGGGGCGGTCATCGACCTGGACCGGCAGCAGTTGATGTACCGGGACCTGAACAACACCAACATTCTGGCGCAGATGGGTGCCTCAAAAATCTTCAACTATCCCATCCCGCCGTACACCCCAGAGTTTGAGCTGCCCGTCTCCTATAAGGGTCAGGTGGGTGGTGCGACGGTGCAGTTGATTCAGCCGCGGCGCTGGTCCCGCCCATACGGATTGGAAGCCAACTCAATCCTCAACACCGGTTCCCCGAAAGAGTTCACGCAACGGTTCAGTTTCCCCGGATCGTTCTCGTATTTCATTCCGTTGTGGGCGGAGCGCCTGGACGTCATCGTCGTTGGTGGTGGCGGCGGCGGCGAATCCGGTGGCCTGCTCGTCACCGGCTCGGGTGGTTCGGCGTCGAGCTTCACCACGAAGACGTTGATTCGTGGCGTGGACATTCCATACGCCACCAACTATTTGGCTGGCGTTGTCGGCTCGGGTGGTGCCGGTGGCCGCGGCTTGCAAGGTTTCGGCGGCCAAGACCCAGTCCCGGATGGTTTCGGCGGGGAGAACGGCCGAGCGGGTCAAGCATCGACGGTGGTGGGCTCGGGCATGACGACGTTGAACTCGGCGGGCGGCGCTGCCGGTATCGGCCAGCCAACCGTGCAAGGCGCGGCCCTGGCCGATCTGTCGTTTAACGGCAAAACCTATCCCGGCGCACAAGTGGAGAACATGCCCGGAAATAAAGGCAACCATCCCGGTGGTGGTGGTGCCGGTGGCTGGCCTGGTGTCGGCGCGGGCGGTCCTGGCGGTGACGGACAAATCTGGATTCGGGCCTACGGCTGGGCTGGTTCGTGACAGGTACCGGCTTCTATGTGCCGGCTGACCGCTTCCCGGTCCTGCTGCCCTTCATGTTTGGGCAGACCGCCGGGGATGTTTTGTGCGACCAGATTTGGGATGCCACCCGCGAACAAAAACTGGTCGAGGACCGCATTCGCCGGGAGCAACCGGTGGGCCGCATCTGGGATGCCGAATGGAACGTCCAACACATTCTCGGGTCGGAATACTCGTGCAAGTTTTCCTGGATAAGTAATGACACCGGGCCGGGACAAACAGAGTTCCCCATGTCCTCCCCGGTGGCGCAGTGGATTTACGACTACCAAGGCCGCATGGACCGTGACGAAGGCCGCACCGTCGGCATCACCATTGACTACTGCGGGGCACGCTGGTCGGGCATCCTCGACAAGTTTGCGGTGGAGCAACGCGAAGACGGCGACACCGTCCTTGTCGTCGACTGGGTAGCCGACTACGAGCAGCTTAAGTGGTACAGCGTCGTCCCTAACCCTTTCTTGCCTGATTCCTTCCAAGCGCCGAGGGCGTGGCTCCTCGCAGGACCTGTCACTTGGGTACTCCGTTTGACGCTTTTCCTTGCGATTTGGCGGGAACACAATCCGTTCCTGACGTGGCCTGATGACCCGATGGATTTAAACAACTGGGTGACGATGGGCCTCGACATTTCCGACTGGCACATCGTCGTCAAACCCGAATCCTTTATTGATGCGATGGCATCCGGTGTCGTCTGGTCGGTCGCTACCTCGAGGTGGGCCAACTTCCACGACATGGCGCACTACATGGTCGAGGATTCCGAAATCTCCATTGAGTGCCGGCGCTATCTTCCCGGCGACGAAGAACCGTGGGCCGGGGCCGACCTGCGCTACGGAACCCTTGTAGTCGACTTCGTCGATAAGTCCGGCATTCTTGTGGGCACCTCCAATGGCGGCAACGTGTTCGACGGCCTGGCCCGCACCATCGTCGAATTCGCAGACGACTTCATCGACTCCACCTACGACATCGTTGCCGACGCCGAAACCCCCCAGGACTACTTCGACGTCGGGAAACGCTACACCGACCCGGTCAAACCGTATGTCGTTTTCTATGAAGGCGAAACCTCACCAGTCCAAGAATCGTCGTGGATCTACTCACCCACCAAAGGTGTTCAAGTCGCGGTCGGCGGCCACTCAGCCCCTGGCGTCAACGAAACGATCTCGGCGACCATACAAGCGATTGGGGATATCCTCGGCAACCTGGTGCAGCTCGGATCACTGGGCGGCACCATCGTTACCCTGCTGGCGCCGATCTACGAGGACACGGTGCTGGCGTGGCAGACCTACAAGTCCAACGAACGCGCCAACAACACTGGCTGGGACCGTCTGTTCACTTACTTCCAAGAAGGCGCAGGTAAGGCTTACACCATCTCGTCGCTCATGGTTTTACGGGCGGGCATGTGGGCTACCAAGACCGTGATCTCGTGGCAAGTGTCGGTGTCTGACGGGCAGCCCTACCTTATCGGGGACAACGGCATCGGCCACTTCTGGCTCGATGACCGCATCGGCCTGGTACTCAAAGCCGACAACCAAATTCACATGGACCGGTGCCGGCGCATCGACCTGGCATGGGGACCCGACAGCCCACCCGAATGGAATTTGAACGTCGGGGATGAACGGATCTGGCAGGACCCCGCCCAACGAGCCCTCGGCCGCATTGAACGACTCATCGCAGGACTACACGATTTAGGAGTGTGGTGAAAACCAAACAGGCCCTCCCAGCCGACTTCGAACCGTTCCCGCACAGCTTCCCCACCCGGGAAAACTGTGATCCGACGAATCCTTATCAGGCGTTCCTGTGGATGTTGGTGGCGATGCCCTACATGAAGGGCGCCCAACTGGTGTTGCCGGTGGACTATCTGCAATTTGTGTCGAAGCGGCTGTGGGATTGCGGCGCCCGCCCGGCCGAAGACCCCAAAATCAAGTATCGCAAGCCCGCCGCGACCGACGCGAACTGGTTGACCTCTCCGGGCACGTGGACCGATGTCAACGACCCCGACCCTGAACCAGACCGGCCCGTCAAGGTGGCCGTTGATGCGTTGCAGACCCAGCAGCAAGCCGAAGTGATGAAAGAGCTATGGGGCCGGCTGTCGGAGAAGCAGCGTTTGGCGTTGATGGCTGAATCGAACCCGGAGATGTTTGGGCAGTGACTCAACCCAACGAGCTCACGCCGCCGGAAGGACTGAACGATTCCGGGCTGGCGGCGTTCGCCGTGAAGACGCAGTTCGATTGGGCCACCCAGCAGCGTGATGGTTTATTGGCCCGCTTTCTGCCCGCCCAGCTTGGCTTCTTCGGCCTCTTTGATGCGGTGGCGGTGGCACAAAAGTCCGCGAACTTCGCCAACATCACCAACACCATCACTAAAGCGACCACGTTGGCGGCGGCGGTCGCGAGCGGTGTAGCGGTCACCGACGCTTTCAACGGAACTTCGGCCAACGATTTGGGTGGCTCGTGGACTAGGACCTCGACAGGGTCGGGGTCGGGGTTTTGGGGTCCAAACGGCACTGGGTCTGCGGTGTGGAAACGAT